TAACTTGTACACATCTAGTACAGAAAACATTGCTAATGCGGTATTGTTGCATGGTATTACATTACCAGCCAACTCTAAAGCAGGTACTAAAGTTGCGGTACGTTTAGCAAGTGGCGCTAAAAAGTACTTGAAACTCAACGCTAATAATATGACTGGCGGTACAATTACTGCATTCTTAACACCTGATGCACGTTTGGTATAGGAGATATAAATGGAATATATTGTTAAAGCAAAATGCTATCACAACACACAAGGTTTATTAAATGAGGGTGAAACAGTAACATTCACAAAAGATGAAGTGGCTGAATATGATAAAGACTACTTCAACGCTTTGTTTGAACCTGTAGGTGATGCATCCGCAGAAGTAGAGGAAACAGAAGAAACTGGAGAACCTACACCAAAGAAACGTGGTAAGAAAGCGGAAGAAACTGCTGAATAATTGAACGAGGGGTGCTTATGCATCCCTCTTTTTTTATAGAAAGGTGGAAATATGACACCTACTGACATCTGTAATCAAGCATTATCGCTTATCAATGCTGGTCGAATACGTTCCATGACGGAAGAAACAGAACCTGCTAGACAATGTAGATTGCATTATGATCTAACACGTAGAGTATTGTTAGAACAGTTTGAATGGAACTTTGCACGAAAGCGTGAACGAGCGGTGCTATCTGAACACAAGATAGATGGTTGGGGTTATGTGTATGCATACCCTGAAAAGTGTGTTCGCATCCTTGCGGTAATTCCACAGGGGGAACGATACCGAGCAGAAAAGCAACGTGAATATGATGTTTATTTGACTGATAACAATACAAAGTACATCGTATCTGATGTACCATTGATGCACATTGATTATGTGTACGATATTACCGATGCTGATGTAATGAACCCTATATTCGTTAAAGCGTTGGTAAGTAAGATGGCATCTGATTTAGCAATGCCACTAACTGGTAATAGTGGTTTGTTTGACCAATCGTACAAGTTATATCAAGCAGCATTACAAGAGGCAAAATCTATGAGTGCAAAAGAGCGCAGATTAGATATGCCTTATGTATCTAGCTATTTAAAAGCAAGGAGTTGGTGATATGCAACCTATGTATATCGGACAAGTCGCATTTACTACAGGCGAAGTATCGCCAGATGTATCTAGTCGATTTGACTTAGAGCAATATAAAAGTGCATTACTGCTTGCTGAAAACGCAGTTATTCGACCTTATGGTGCGGTAGCTAGACGGCAAGGTTCACAGTTTATCGGTTACGCTAAGTACAATGATAAACCTGTTAGACTGTTTGAATTTACCACGAATAAAAACCAATCATTCATGCTTGAATTTGGTGATAGGTATGTTAGAGTATGGCGCAATGGTGTGTATACAAATGTTGAAGTAGCGACACCATTTGAGGCGGACGTTGTAGGCGAATTAAACTGCATCCAAAGTGGCGATGTAATGTTCATTTGTAGTGGTAAGTATCCTATTCAAACGCTGTCACGATATAGTGATACAGACTGGCGAATGAGTGCATACAAACTAACTGAACAACCTTATGATGAAATCAACACCGATAATGGACATACGCTTACTGTTAATAGCGATACGATCACATCCACAAAAGACCTCTTCACACAAGACATGGTAGGTAGTGTTATTCAGATTGCTTACTATGTAGAGGCGGTACACACTAAGTCCGCTGGCGAAGTTGTAGAGAAAAAGGTTAGAAAAAATTACCTTGGCGGAGAAACAACCGAAAAGACCTATAACAACATCAATTACAATGTTGGCACGTTTAGTACCGATACAGAATTATCATGGAAATTCACAACGCATGGTACATGGGAAGGTACTGTAAAACTACAGATTTCTAACAACGATGGGCAGACTTGGAAAGATTACAGAACATATACATCTAAGAATGACTACAATGTAACTGACACAGGTAAGATAGAGGCTGGAGCAAGGCTTAAATATATCTCAGAAATAAAAGGCGGTTCTGTAAATTGCGACTTATCTATTTTGCCATTCACTCAATATGGTATCGTTGAGATTAAAAGCGTAACCGATGCTAAGAACGCAAAGGTTAATGTTCTGAATGGTATTAAAGAGGGTGAGCCAAGCCATCAATGGAAGTTAGGCAGTTGGAATAGGGGTAGAGGTTATCCTAAATTATGTACATTCTATCAAGACCGATTTGTAGTTGCTGCTACTGATAGCAAGCCTAATTATATTTGGTTTAGCCGTACTGGTGATTATCCTAACTTTGGGGTTGAAAAAGTAGGCGGTACAATCACAGATGATAGTGCAATCACACTACCAGTAATCAACCGCAAGATGTATGAAATTAGACACCTTGTACCAGCTAACGACTTGATTGTTTTAACAAGTGGTAATGAGTGGATAGTAGATGGTAGTAAGACTATTACACCTACTAACTGTTACCTTAAAACACAAACACAACGTGGTGCATTGAAATGTGAACCACAGTTTATCGGTAATCGGTGCGTGTTCGTTCAAGAACGTGGCGGTACTGTTCGTGATATGGGTTATTCTTATGAAAGCGATAACTACACAGGGCAAGACTTAACGCTATTTGTGAAAACATTGGTTAAAGGTCATGTGGCAGTAACGAGTGCATATGCACAAGACCCTGACAGTATTATTTACTACGTTCGAGATGATGGACAGTTGAATTGTTTAACCTACATACCTGAACAAAAGGTGTATGGTTGGTCGCACTTTGTTACTAATGGCAAATACCGATATGTTGAGAGCGTGGCAGAGGGTGAACAAGACACAATCTATTTTGTAGTAGATCGTGTTATCAATAATAAAAATGTTAAATGCATTGAACGTAGTATTCCGTTGTACACAGAAGATAACTCCGATGTGTTCCTAGATTGCTATGTTAAAGTTGCTAATTCAATTAAGACTGATTACATCAACGCACCTCATCTAGTAGGGCAAATGGTAGATATAGTAGTTGATGGGCAACAAATGCCATCTAGGGTAGTACCACCAACTGGGGTTATTAAATTAGACGGTAAGGCGAATGTAATTACTGTTGGGTTACCTTATACTACTAAAATCAAAATACCTAGTGTAGAGCAACAAATAAACGATGGCACATTGCAATGTAGATTGGTAACTATAACACGAGTTGCGTTGCGTTTATATCGTTCGTATGGCGGCAGCGTTGGCAAAACATTTGATGATGTAGACGATTTAATCTTAAAACCTAAATCGTTATTTACTGGCGATACTGTAATCGCATTACCTAAGATAGCAACTAGTGTAAATACAAATACAGAAATTTGCATAAAGCACTCAAAACCTTTCCCATTTAACCTGTTAGCGGTTACAAGAGAGGTAGAAATTGGCGGTGGTTTCCCAAATGTTCATGGAATGTAATATTTGCCCCTCTAAGCACGTTTCGTTAATTCGTGATTTATATATCAACTTACGTTCGATAGATGCCTTAGAGGTTAAATATATCAATCGAAAAAATTCAAACTACGGCGAAAATGACTTTATAAACGATATTCTTGGGGAAGATTATCAAAGTCGCATTGTTATTGATAATGACAAGCCATTATGTGTATATGGGGTATCGAACACATCATTAAATGGTATGCATTGCATTTACTTTTTGGGGAGTAAAGATTTTGAACGTAGTTTGACATTGCAAAAGCAATTTATAAAAGTTAGTAGAAATATCATTGGGGAATGGCTACAAACTAGGGAAGTACTTTTTAATTACATACATAAAGAAAATCACCGCACCATTAGATGGCTAAAGTCTTTAGGTGCGGTTATTCATTACGATATTAACGATGGGGATATGGTTTTATTCACATTGAGAAAGGGGGATGCGAATGTGTAACCCTATTGCATTAACTGCAGCAAGCATGGTTGGTACGTTGTTTACACAACATCAACAAGGTAAGGCGCAAGCTGCAATGTACAATCAACAAGCAAGGGTAGCAGAGGCTAATGCACGCATAAGTGATCGCAAGCAAGAACAGATTGCAGACCAAGCCTTGCAAGAGCGAGATAAAATGTCCGATAAGATGCGACTTATCCAAGGGCAGAATACGGCAGAAACTGGTGCTAGTGGCTTGATGATGGCTGGTACACCATTACAACTTATGGCATCTAGCTATGACGAGTACAACAAAGACATTCAGAATTGGGAAACTAACAAGAATAACAGTATCTACAATGAATATCTTAATGGCATGAATTACCGCAACGAGGCAAGCACCGCACGTGCAGCGGCAAGTAATGCTAAATCACAAACTAGAATGGCGATGCTAGGAACTATATTAAGCGGTGCATCTAGTATCTATGGTTTAAAAGGTCAGTATGGCGGTAGTAATATTAAAGCTAATACAAACTACTACACACCAAATGAAAGTGCATTAAAAGCAGCTGGAGTATCAAATGTTAAGTTTGTTACAAGAGGTGCAGTTAGAAATAATAGGTGGGGCATTTAATGAAGTTAGTTAATTACAATGGCGAACAAAAACTAAATACCATAAGCGGTGGTGTTCAAGCTACTGGAAATGAATTAGCGTTTGGCGGTAATCAACAAGGATTAAAAGGTGTAATTAATGCCATTGATAATATTAACGCACAGATGCAAAAGCGACTTGATGAAGATTTGAACATAGCCTATATGAACGCTGAAACAGATTATAAGAATAGAATATCTTATGAACTGACAAACAAAGAAAGCGGTATTCTTCATAAAGAACTAGATGGTGCTGCTAATGCTACACAACTGTTTAATGAGGCAGAAAGCAATATCAGGCAAGATGTGTTTAATAAGTTACCTAATAACGATAGATTGCGTGAGCGTTTTCTCCAAATGGTGGAGAAAGACTATCATGCAAATAATATGCGTGTACAAGTGCATGAGCGTTCAGAACGTGAAAAGTACAAAGATGTAACATTCAACAACAATGTAAAATCATCTGAACAGATAGCGGTATTAGGCTATAACAACCCTAACATTGTTGCTAACTCATTAAGCACACTAAAAGATAACATCAACACTATGTATGGTGATAGAGGCGAAGAGTTTGTAAAAGCTAAATATCAAGAAGTAGCTGATAGATTAGGTGGTGCAATCATCGATGAAACTGTAACACGGAATGATATTACTGCTGGGCCTCAAACAATCGCAGTACTACGAGAAATGGGTGTAAGTGAGGGGATATTATCAAAGGCTGCAGTTGCTATTGATAAGGTGAACACACAACAAACTATCGATAAACGTATTGTAGGCGATGTAGACACCTATGGTGAAGATGATGCTAGTATCGAAAAGGGTGCAGATGCATTTATTGCTAGTCTACCTAAAGCAGGGCAAGGCGGAAACTTAAATGTAGCTGCACTTGATAGTGCGGTTAATGAACAGTTAGGTAAGCCGTATCTGCTTGGTGGTGATGGTGGTGAAAGTACAGACTGTGGCAAATTTACGCTTGATGTGTCCGCAAAAGCTGGTGTTACTCTTAACTATCGCACCGCAGATGGCCAGTACTTACAAGCTGAACAAGAGGGTAAACTCATACATGATATATCGCAAGCACAAAAGGGCGATTTAGTCTTTTGGCACGTTCCAAGTAATGAGGCTAGATGGGCAACTAGTGATGATCCAAGTGCAGTTAATTCTGACGATAAAGCCTATAAGGGTGTAACTCATGTAGGGGTTTATATGGGCGATGGTAAAGTTGCACAAGCTGGTAGCGGTGGTGTGTCTATCGTAAGTACTGATATATATCCAATCGTTGGTGTAGGTAAGTTTAGCGGTAGTGCTAAAGGCTATACAGACGGCGAACTCTTACAAAAACGAGAAGAGTATATGAAAGCCTATAAGGTGGAAGTATCAAAACGTAAGAAAGCAAGAGCAGAGGCACTAGCACGGCAAAAAGAGGCTATTCAACTACAACTAATAGAAATGGGTAAGAATGGTGCATCTAGTGGTGAAATGGCTAATTTCTTAGATAATGCTATTGGTGATAACAAAGAATTGACACTAGCATTTGGTTCACAAAGAAATCAATTCATGAGAGCAAATGAAAGAGAACAACAAGCTGCTAACCAATCATGGGGAATGAATGAGATACGTTCTATGGTTGGTAATAATCGACCACAAGAGGAAATCTTCAAATTCATTGATGATAATCATATTAATTTATCATTGGAACAATACAACTCATTACGTAGAACAGTTAATGACCGTGATAACGGAACTGGTGATTATGCACCAGAGTTAGCCGGTGTGAATTATGTTCTTAATGATAGTTTAGAGAACATGAACGAACAACAAAAGGGGTTAGCACGGTTAGGATTTAAACAACAAATGGGTGCATGGGTATCTAAGTTTAGAGCATCTGAGGGGAGAGAACCAACAAGCACTGAGTTAGATTGGGCTG